GCCAAGTCCAGGAACACCATCGTCTCCGCCCATCAAATGATCCAGGACAACGTTCTGGAACGTCGATGAAGAATCTAACCTGAATCGACTGAAAAGCGATCTCGATCGATCGTCGAAACAAACCACATTGTCTGTCCAGAATTCTTCAGGACGACCTACATATGTGATATGGCGAATTTGCTACCACCATCGTTGATTGACAACGTTTCTCATGCAATGACGTTGGATGTTAATGGAAATCCCAGTCCTCATCCACTCAATCTAGACTCCAGCGGAGCGTTGTGGGTGACAGGGTCGCTGTCGACGGTCGCCGTAATCAGCGGAACGTTTTTGCCAAACGTTGCGGTGACAAACTTTCCTCCAATTCAATTCATCTACGGAGACGTCAACGCATTCACCTCAGGTCCTCAAGGAATCAGCGGATCGGTCAACGTCTTCACCAGCGGCCCTCAGTCGGTCTCTGGCACGGTCTCGACGCTTCCAATCGGCGGGACCAGTGTGTACACCTCCGGAATTCAGGCGGTGTCTGGATCGATCGTGGTGTCAAGCATTCCTGCAGCGAACGTCTACACCTCAGGTCTTCAGGGAATCAGCGGAAGCGTCAGCGTAGCGAACTTTCCAGCGAACCAGCCCGTTACGTTGACGAATTGGCCAGCGACCGTCGGCGTCTCTGGATCTGTTTCGATCAGCAACTTTCCTCAAGCGGGTGGAACGAACGTCTACACGAGTGGCCTTCAGGGAATCAGCGGAAGCGTCAGCGTAGCGAACTTTCCAGTCAATCAATCAACGACAATAACGAATTGGCCTGCTGTGATCGGCGTCAGCGGCACGTTCGTTTCAACGCCTGGTCCAACGAACGTCTACACCTCTGGATTGCAGGGAATCTCAGGGTCGGTTGCACTCACGAATTGGCCTGCGGTCATCGGCATTTCAGGAACGGTTTCAACGACGCCTTTCACGGGTGGTCTCAACGTCTACACCAGCGGCGCTCAGTTGGTCAGCGGTGCAGTCAACATCAACAACTTGCCTGTGAACCAGCCAACGACGATAACGAATTGGCCGGCAATCATCGGCGTTTCTGGTACGTTGACATCAATATCTGGTCCTTCATACACATCAGGTCCTCAAGCTGTGACCGGGTCCGTGAACGTCTACACATCAGGCCCTCAGGGCATCTCAGGCACGGTCTCGACGCTTCCCATCGGTGGGACCAGTGTGTACACCTCCGGAATTCAGGCTGTATCTGGGTCGGTTGCACTCACGAATTGGCCGGCAATCATCGGCGTTTCTGGTACGTTGACGTCAACGCCTGGATCTTCATACACATCCGGACCGCAAGCGGTGACTGGATCTGTTAACGTCTACACCTCAGGTTTGCAAGGAATAAGCGGTTCAGTTTCCGCGGCGATCACGAATTGGCCGGCGGTCATCGGTATTTCAGGAACCGTTGCGACGACTGGACAATCTGGTGGAACGAACGTCTACACCTCTGGATTGCAGGGAATCTCAGGATCAGTCGCTCTTACGAACTGGCCGGCGACGATCAACGTTTCTGGATCTGTTTCAACGACGCCACCAACGGGTGGAACGAGCGTCTACACATCCGGTCCTCAGAACGTGTCTGGATCTGTCGCTATTACGAACTGGCCAGCGACCGTCGGCGTCTCTGGATCTGTTTCGATCAGCAACCTTCCTCAAGCAGGTGGAACGAACGTCTACACATCAGGTTTGCAGGGAATCTCAGGATCGGTTAACATCTTCACGAGCGGTCTTCAGGGCATCTCAGGCACGGTCTCGACGCTTCCCATCGGCGGAACCAGTGTCTACACATCCGGTCCTCAGGCAGTGTCAGGATCTGTTGGCGCAACGATAACGAATTGGCCTGCTATCATCGGTGTCAGCGGAACGTTGACGTCAATCACTGGCCCTTCGTATACATCCGGTCCACAATCTGTGACTGGGTCTGTGAACGTATTCACTTCAGGTTTGCAGGGAATTTCAGGATCAGTTTCTGCGGCGATCACGAACTGGCCGGCGACGATCAACGTTTCTGGATCTGTTTCAACGACGCCACCAACGGGTGGAACGAGCGTCTACACTTCTGGCCCACAAGCAGTTTCTGGATCTGTGTTCGTTACGCAACAAGGAACTGTCGGTGTAAGCGGTTCAGTCAATTTGCTTCTGACGACGCAGGATTATTATCCTAATCCAATTGAAGTCGTTCCGACGATTGGAACAACGTTGTACTCAGATCCTAGTGGGAACTTAATGACCCGTGGCACGGTGCTGACAGACGAGCTCGGGTTCCGAGATTCGTTCTTCGGATCGTCGTTGGAGTCGTCGATCGGAACGTGCACATTCACGAACGGGTCAACGTCCGTCACCGGAACAGGGACATCATTCCTATCGACCGTTCAACAATATCAATACGTCAAGTTGTCGAGTGATTTTGACTTCTACTTGACGCAAGTCGCTTCGGTTCAAAGCAACACGTCTTTGACACTCGTCAGTGGGTACCCAGGGGGGACATTGACGAACCCCGGAAGCGTCAGCAATTGGTTCATTGCGGCAACGAGTGGATTGGTTTCTGTTGCTTCGTCGAATTTGATTGTGTCTGGAACCGTCAGCGGTGGCAACAACACCGTTGTCGCACGATCTCTTGACTACGCGCCCATGCAATTGTTCGTCACGGCGCAGTACGTTCCAGGCCTCGCGACGGCCGCAAATCAGTATGCGTACTTTGGTCTGCAAGACAGCTACTCGTCGCCGCAAACGCAAATAACGGTTCAGATCGACAGTACACTGGCGACGAACCAGATCAGGCTCGTGACCGCTGGATCGTCGGCGACGTCTGAGACGTTGAGTCAGGTGTTGACGCTACCAACGGGCTTTCTGAACACGCAATCGCTCGTCTACAAGATCTCGCTCACGCAGACGGCCGTTTCGCTCGAGGTTGCGCCGCCTAACACCGCGCAATTCACGTTGTTGGCGTTCGTCAACACGAGGATTCCAAACGCCTACACGACGCTGTACGGAGTGATTGGAGTCAACACACTAGGAAACGTGACAACGTCGGCGTCGCTGGTTGTGGACATCGTCTATGTGGCCAACCAAAATCGGGTCGAGGTCGCATCCGGCTACGGCGGGGAGCCACTTTCAATCGGTGCTGCAATTAAGACATCCGGTCAGGTTGCGACGGCGGCTGATCAGTCGATCGTCGTTCAGGTCTCGCCGAACACGCCACCTCTGACGATCGCTGGAACGGTGCCCGGCACGAGCCTGCCATTAGCGATATCGGCGGCGACGACGGGCGGAAACAACGAACTCTTCTTCGCTAACAAACGCGAATACGACATGCTCGATCTGCTGAACACGAACATTCAGTTGATGCTGGACATGTTGATACAGATCATTCCGAATCCGGTGACAAAGACGCACAGCGTGATCGGATTCGTTGCATCTACTCCGTACCAGTATGTCGTCGGCACGACACCAGTTGGCATCTATGCCGGCGGGGAGTGTAAGCAGATCAGAATCCAGAACACGGGAACGACGAAGATCTACCTTGCGTTCAACGGTCAGACACCGACTTCGACTGCGTACCATCTCGCATTGTCAGCAGGCTCTGCGGCAAACGATGGGACAGGGGGAACGTACTTTGATGATGTCGCACTTGGTCAAATCACCGCGATCTCAAGTGCCGCGGGAGGAACGGTCGTTGTGACCGTGATCAACTAATGCCAACGACGCTGACAACATCGATGCCTCTGGTTCATCCGGTACCGATCAATGGGTTGGAGTGCTTTGGACATTCGTACTTTCAGAATTCAATCAACGGTACGAATCCTCAGGGAGGAAATTACATCGTTCAGTGGTCAGATGATTATTCAATGCAATTCTTGGCCGCTAGAGCGCTTGGGATTCCAAAAGAAAACGTCATCAATCACGGTCGCAATGGCGCCGTTCTTACGGAGGCAGGATGGCAACAGGGTGGCTACGCAAAGGCGTTGAACGAGATCAGGAAACCCACACCGTTGCCACCGTATGGTCGAACGGGTGGTTGTTATCTCTTTCATTGGGGAGTCAATGACGTCGGGTTTGCGGCAACTGGCATGGCTCAGACGCTGTTGCAGACCGTGTGCACAAATACATACACCACGTTGATCTCCAGGTGCAGAGCATCGCAGGTGTTTCTGTGTGCAAACAGCGCTCAATGGGCCCACGGAACAAACTTTTCGAACTCAGCGCTTTCAGCCGCCGATTTCACGTCAGGATTTGCGATTCAAGCAACTGCCGTCGATTCGTCTGGTACGTCGACGGCGACGTTCACGATCCCCTCGGGTTACCAAGGGGAACCAATTTGTTTCAACCTCGTCGGATTCAATGGCACGACAAACACGTTGATCGTTACGTGGGGTGGCACGATCACAGGAACGACCGGAATCGTTGGTCTGACGACTAACCTGCAAAACACCGCCACACCAAACTTTGGCGCCGGTGCCACCGCCGCTGCTGCTCCAGTTCCTGTCAGGTTCACCGCTGCAACAAACGGATTGAGTGCTGCAAACGCAGGTCAAACGATCAACCTCAAGATCACGACGATCTCAGGAGCAACGTGTTACGTCGATGGGTGTTGGATCGAGAGCTTCAAACCCTCGCCTGTCATCGTGTGCAACATGCCCCAGTTGCCGTGTCGACAGATCACGATGTCGTTCGGTGACGGCGTGACGAATGGAACAACGACCTTCACGAGCAACGTTGCCAACTTTTTGTCGGGCACTGACGTCAACGGATCGATCGTTGAGCTCGATTCTCAAAATGCGATTCAATCAGGAACGACGATATCAGCTGTTGGTAGCACCACGTCCATCACGTTGAGCAAGACTGCAAACAATTCATCAACGAGCATCAAATATTCTATTCAACGTACGCTTAACGGTTATGCATGTGGATATTACGGGGCAAACACGGACTTCTCTGGAGCAACGCCTGCAAACCACGTTGCTGCTCAGGCTGACGTTGCGGGTTGGAACACCGCGATTGCAAATGCAGTCGCACAGTTTGGATCGATGGTTCAAGTCGCTGACTTTGACGCAGCGCTGTTTCATGGCGAGACGGACGCTAGCTTTCCAACGAACATCTACACATACTTCGCTTGGGATGGTCTGCATCCAAACAACCTCGGTTATCAACGGTGTGCTCAGGCAATCGTTCAGGCCGCGTTATCGCTATGCGAGGAAGCGATCGATAGACAACCGATGGGTTCGTGTGAGACGTCGGTCTCGCCAATACCGTTTGTTTTGGCCGATCGTCGTCCCATCGTCAAGACAAGCGTCAATACCTCTTCACCTCAGATCTACCTTCCAGAATACACATCGTGGGCAGGAACGCCCTACACGTGCGTTGCCGGCGACATGTTTGCCATGCCGATCTTTATCACGGACACCACGGTGTTCTGCACAAGTGTCTATTTGTTTCAAACGAACGCACCGGCGACCGCAGGATCGAACGTCAGAATGGCGATCTATGACGATCTATCATTCACTGGATACCCAAAAACGTTCGCGGCGTCGAGTGAATACACGGGTGGCGGTGCCGTTGCTCTTGGTACAACGTCAGGAATGAAGACGATAAATTCGTCCACAAATACGATAGGCCCGCCTGGTCTGTATTGGATCGTGCTCAAGGTTGATTCCCTGGGAACGACGGCCAGCACCATACAAGCAATCACGGGTCCGAACAAGTACCTTCCGAATTGGTTGATAGCAGGTACGACCACGACGCCGATTGCGTGGAAGGTCACGGGACTCTCAGCCGGAGCAATGCCTGCAACGTTTCCTGCTGGTGGCACGTTGGTGAGCACTGCACCTGCGGTTGGATTGGCATTGACGGTTCAATAACTCTAAGGAAGAGAATACGTACTGACATGGCATACGAAGTTCAAGCAAAAACGGGTCCGGTTCTTGGTCAGGATGGTTCGCTCGTCGACCTACGAACGACGCGAGACTGCGCGTTGGCTGTTGGGGACGTTCACGGCAGATACTATGAAAACGCGTCTCGTGGACTCACGTTCGTTGCGACAACGGCGACAGCTGGAATAGCTCCAGGAACGGCGTTGACGGCGACTCCGCCACTGGCGTTAGTGAATCCTGCTGGTTCGGGCAAGAACATTGAAATCCTCAAGGTCATATTCGCGTATGTCAGCGGAACGCTAGGTGCTGGTTCTCTATGGTATTGTCAGGGATTGAATCCGACGACGTTGCCTCTAGAGACTGCTGCCGCAATTCGATCGTGTACGCTTCTTAGCGGTGTGACAACCAACGCAAACGATGTTTCTAAAGCGTACAGCGGCGTCTCGCTCACGAACACGCCGGTCATCATCAGGTCAAGCGCGTTCTCGCTCGACGCGTATGTCGGCACCGTGACAACGTGGAACCCGCCCAACATCGAAGAGATCGCTAGCAGCATCATTCTCACTCCGGGTGCATTCTTTGCCATTGAAGGAATCGCCGGCGCCGGCACGTCTCCGTTGGTCTCGCTCGCCATCGAATATGCAGTCGTTCCGCAGTGATTGATCAAATGAACCACATCGATCCACAATCTATCATCAACGTTGCTAGTTCAATCGCATGCATCGTGTCTGCATGCATTCATGCCTGGCAACTGCATAGGAACAGGCGATTGAAGCCCACAGAAAGCCCACGAACAGCGTATGGAGCCGCGTTGGCTGAAACCATAGGCGAAAGGAACAAGAACGTTCGTGAAGCATATCTCGAGGCTTTAGCGCTTTCTCAAAGGTCTAGGAAATCAACATAAGCGCTCAATTGGTTTCGATCAGATAGACTTTTTCTCCTCCGTTCAAGTCGGTCAGATCGTTCAGGTTCGATTCCTGAAGGGCGCTCCATTCTACACAATTTTTTGAAATTTGTTCAACGATGTTGGGCAACGATTGCATTCATACTACTACATAGTATTATGAGTACAATAACGGAATGGCAACGTGCAAAGCTTCTGAAGCTGGCGAAAGAGATCGGTCTGTGTCATCACTGTTCTGAAAAGGTCAGAGCAGAATTCAAACCGTTTGATACGAATGCACATGCAAACGTTTCAAAGAGGAACTATGAATTTGTTGTTGCAGAATTGAAGAAACAATTCAATGAGGACTTCACGAACAACGAAGGAAAGCAAGAGGACTTTGACGGTGCGGACTTCACGTCAGAGCATCACATCGTTCAACTCAAGGTGTCATCGCCGAGGAACATCAGGTATGCAAACACCGCGAGCTGCATTCACATCTGCAACAAGTGTATGACGATGCCTCAGGCATTCGCTTGTAACAACGCGGTCATGGGTCACAACAACGAGTTTGAAAAGTTAAGGAAGCTCATCGAAACGTCAGGAAAGTCAGTGTGGCACGTTCATTGCTATGAATCAGCGCCTGGAATCATCGTATCATACAACATCATCGACGTACACGTCCTTCTATCGACTGACAAGGACCTGTGGTTTTCAAGGTACTTGCCTGCGATGGGAACGTTTCCAGCGTGTCCATTCGTTGTCGTGTCCACGGACGGACCCTGGTGCAAAAGGGTCGTGGTCGGTGAACATTGCTGACAGTACATGGTACAATATTGAAGAATAAAGAGGACAAATGATAGCACCAGCAAACGACACAAGGGACGATGCGGAGACAAAACAAAAGGAACATCCGACCCAGGGTTACCAAACCGGAGCGTACCTGACGAAGTCAGAGAGGTTGAGGTTCAACGCCATCAAGGAATCGACCGGATGGTCGACAAGAAGGATCATCATGTTTGCTGTCAAGGAACTTGAAGGAGATACTCTCGATGAATAGACGAAAGTGTGCCATTGACGTTGAGTTTGCAAAGAACAACGAACCCTTCAAATCCGATATTGAAAAGGACAAGATGTCTGAAGCGATGCTTGTGGAGATGAAAAAAACGTTGCATGCACTCAATGAAACGATCTTTCACACTCCCGATGAGGGGTTGTTCGACCTGTTCACCGCCATCTGCAGCAAACAAAAAGGAATCGACAAAAAATACCCGATCTCTGCGTTGGCTCGCATCTCCAGAAACGAACGAAAGAACCGCGGAAACAAGGGAATCGACCTGCGAAAGACGATCTACGTTATCCATCCGAAAAAATCAGCGAAGGAGAAGACGCTAGAACCGACGGTTACTCAATCTCTGCGACAAAAAAGGTCGCCGAGTGAAGACAACGACTGAAGGCAACACACGTTGTGTCGAATTGCTCCCCGCGTTGCGGACGTTGTGTCGAATGGCTCTCCACGTTGCTCGCAACGGATCCATCAAAAAGACCCACGGATTTCGCATGGACACATACTTAGATTCATGCAAGACGACACATTCGCCAACGAGCTGACACGCATCCTGATAGCAGCGACGGACTGCGGGTATGCAGTGACCGAGCTGCACTGGGCAGGTGCAATGATCAAGTTATCCAGGCAATCCACCGGGGTGACAAAGAAAAACGATCCTCTGCAGGCCCTGACGAGCGTCGGCATCGAACCAACTCGAGTTCCATTTGATTCAGAGGTCCTCAAGGCGTACAGCATAACGCCAAAGGAATACGACGCCTTCGTCAACGGAACCGAAGGGGAGGTGCTCTGACATGGAAAACGGTGACAACGGTGATAACGGAATCAAGTTCAACTTCGACGAATCAGTTCTATCAAACAGTCTCTCATATGCGTGGTGGATGCAACCAAAGAAAGACGTCTACAACGCCGTCTTCACCGAGGCGAAGGACATCCTTCGCTACAACCAGGCGAGAAACAACATCTTTCGAATGTACGCAGCAAAGTACGAGGACACGTTCAACGTTGCAATGAACGGCGTTCGAGCCATGGACACGTCAGCGGATGAACTGATGGTCACTCACAACGTCATCGGCAGCGCAGTCGACGCCGTCGTCAACCAGGTGTTCAAGGACCCGCCACGGATCAGGATACTTCCCACGAACGGAGGCGGAAAGCTATCGCGCCAGTGCAAGAAGCTCGGACAGTTCGCCGACGGATGCAAGACGCAATCGTCGTTGGACGTCATGGCTCCACGAGCAGGAAAGGATTCGCTCGTCTGTGGAACCGGGTTCCTGTACTGTTACACCGACATGTTCGGCAATCCCCGTTGCGAGAACGTGTGGCCAGGAGACGTTCTCGTCGATCACGTTCAAGGATCGATGATGCGACCTCGAGAACAGATGCTGTGCACGATGAACGATGTCATATCGCTGTGCCAGGCGTTTCCCAAACAGGCCGAGCTGATCGCGAAGGCGACGAGGAACAAGCTGACCGCCGTGTCAACCGTCGGCGCTCGATCGTCCAGCCTTTCAAACAACGTCACCATCATCGAGGCATGGCGCCTGCCTTCAGCACCCGGTGCAAACGATGGTAGACACGTCGCGTGTTGTTCGACCTGCACGTTGGTCGATGAATCCTGGATGCTGGAAAGCTTTCCACTCATACCGATCAGGTGGCGAGAGTCGCAGCAATCGTACTGGGGAACAGGAATCGCTCAGCAGCTCTTTGGCCTGCAGAACCACATCAACCAGTGCTGTCAATACTTCGTCGAATCGATGGCGATGGTGGCAATGCCCAGGATCCTCGTTCCAGAAGAAAACATGATCAGCCAGGAGATCTACAGCAGGCCAGGCGCTCTGATTCCGTACAACAACGCAATGGGACAGCCCATTCCTCTGATCATTCCATCGATCCAACCCCAGGACTTCATTCCCTGGCTTCAGTGGCAGCACGAGTTTGCGTTTCAACTGATCGGTCTCAACGAGGGTTCTGTCAACGCTTCAACTCCGTTGGGTCCCAATGCCAGTGGAGCGGCTCAGCGTGAGTACAGGGACACTCAATCGGTCAGGCTCAGTGACTACATGAAGCAGTGGGATCGACTTCACAGCGAGGCGACGAAGATGATGATCGAGCTCGTCAGGATCGATGCAGAGACCCAGGGATTCAACATCAGGGTTCAGGGTCGCAAGTTCCTCGAAGGAATCAAGTGGAAGGATGCCAGCGTCGCTGCCGATTGTTATCAGGTCAAGGCAATGCCATCCGCAAACCTGCCGAACACGCCCTCTGGTAGGTTCGCTTTGATCAACGAAATGGCACAGCAGGGCCTGATGTCGCGTGAGGTCATGGCCCAACAGCTCGACATTCCTGATCCGGACGGCGTCCTGGAACGGTTCACGAGCCAGTTCGATCGACTGGACAAGATCATCGACGAAATCCTTGAGGAACAGAAACCAGGAACGGCGGACGAGTTCCTCCTCGCCACTGACCAATCGATCGTGGTTCAGATCGTCGTTGAGGAGATCAACAAAGCGTTCAACAACGATGAAGACAAGCGAACGATCGACCTGCTCGTCGATTTTCTCAACAGCTGCATCGACACGACGACGATGTCGACCGTGGTGGCACAGAAGCTGGCTCAATTGACAGCGGCGATGTCGCCCCCGCCACCTCCGGTTGGTGGACCAGCAGGCGGCCCGGCTGGGGTACCAGGCACGGTTGGGGCAGCATCGTGACGGACGTACCGGACCGCGAAGTGGACGATCTAAAGATGGCGGCCGGTCAGCTCTGGAGCTCGTCTCAGAAGGGACCCGCCCCCATCGCCCGGGATCAGCCACCACGCCTTGACGTGCTCCTGTTCAACATATGCCAGCAACTCGGCGTGCTACGATTGCAGTTCGAACAGATATCGCTTCAGTTCGAACAGCTGAAGAAAGAAAAGAAACAAGGAAACGAAGGCAAGTGATGGAAAACACAGAAGGACAAGCAGCATCTACGGTGGCCGAGGGCAGCGAGGCAACAGCAACACCCACGCCGCCCACGGAATCGCCCGTCGCGGACACAAAGGTGGAAACCACCATTGAAGGCAGTGACCCCACGATCGACACCAAGGGCGAGGTATCAAAGAAGCCATCGAACATAGAACGTTTCAATGCCAGGCGAAAGCACGACTTGGAGATCAAGCGTCGATCCGACGCCACGGCCGCAAAGGAATACAGGGAGCTGCAGGAACTGCTCGTGAAGGATCCTGATGCCGTCATAGATCGAATACCTGCACTCAAACAACACATCAAGGGTGACAAGGCGAAGTTGCAGGTCCCCAAGACCGTCGAGTCGGAGATCGAGCAACTCAAGGTGTGGAAGGCAAACAAGGAACGCGAGGAATCAGAACGAACGTACAACAAAAATATCGACGCCGATCGAACGTTCTTCAAGGGCATCATCGATAAGAGCCCAGACGACTTTGAAGCGGTTCGTGAATTGGGATCCATCGACAACGTCAGGAACACGTTCTACAAGTCGCTTAACGAAGCTGGAATCGATATCAATTCGTTGAATAAGGAAGAGATCGACGATCTCGTCAACGAGGCGGCAAGGATCGAGGAGGATCGATTGGTCGAGCACGCATCAACGACGTTCAAGAAGTTGTCCGGTCTCAAGAAGATCGGCGGTGCATCGCCACCCGCAACGCTGGCGTCCAACGTGGTTGCATCTCCGAAGAAGGCCATGCCAAACAACGCGGCTTCGTTGCCCGTCGCCAGCGGCGGTCGAGCACCCTCTTGGGCTCAGATGGCATCATGGTCCACGGCCAAGCGGGTTGCATACTTTCTTGACGAACAAAAAAGGCTGGGAGCAATCAAATGAGTGCAAAGAAAAGCAACAAGGCCCTCCGTGTTGAAGAGCCCACGCTCGGCTCGCTGGTCGCGACGGCCATGTGTCCCCCGCCATGCGACGAACAGCAACACGCCGTTGTGCCGCCGTCCAACTCGATCACGTCCCCCAACTCACAGAGCGATCATCCGCAGCGGGCGATCTGGAACATCAAATCGGTGACGTTGTCGGTGATGTGGGAATCCCACGATTACATCAGAGCCGGAGCGTTCGGAATCAAGGCAATCAAAGCCGGGCCAGATTGTGAATGGCTGATCATCGATCGAGACGACGGTTCAACGTCCATCTTGCCGATCTCAAACGTGAGGAAGGCAGAGCTTGCCTGATGGGTCACGTGAACTTCAAGTCCTTCAGCCGTGCCGTTCGTTTCGGCACCGATGCACACAAGCTCAAGGGCAAGGAACTCTCTGAGGTCAGGCGCATGCAGGTCGATGAGGAGGACAACGTCAACAAGGCCTGTGCGCTTGTCACGAAGATGATCCTCGACGACGTCAGAACGATCTTCGGTGGCACCGAAGCAGACAAGCCCATTCCACAGAACGTCTACGACAGGCTCAAGGAAAACCAAAGGATCCTCGACAACATGCGAGAGCGCCATCAGAAATCAAAACAGATCGAGCACGACGACGCCGTGCTGCGCGAGTACAGGCAGGCGAAGCAGATGTCCGACGAGGAGATCATGAACATCGTCGGATGCAATCCCAAGGAGCTGATCAACATTCCAAGGGGGAAGCGTGGGCCCAACGAGGAAGGTTGATAGGCAGCTCGCCTTAAGGATCGCCATCGAACGTGGGTTGATCGAGAATCCCTCGATCGTGGCGCTCAAACGATCCCTGTTCCCGGAGCAGCTAGCATTCGCAACGGACACGTCGTCAAGAAAGCTGGCGGCCCTGTGTTCCAGGAGATCGGGCAAGTCTTGGGCAGTCGGTGCAAAGCTCTGGATCGAGGCGGCGACGAACGCCGGTTGCAAGGTCGCATACCTTTCTGGAACCAGAGGCGAGGCCGAACGAACGATGTGGCGAGACATCCTCATGGTCCAGGCAAAGCTGTGTAACATCAAGTGCGAGTTCAAGGTCGGTTCACTGACGATCGAGCTTCCAAACGGATCGATGATCATGCTGATCGGTGCGGATCGAGATGACGAGAAGCAGAAGATCGTCGGTCAGAAGTTCAGGTTGATCTGCATAGATGAAGCACAGGATTGGAAGATCAACCTCGAGGAGTTCATAGAACGCGAGATATGGCCTCTGTTGGGCGATTGGCACGGCACGGTCACGTTGACAGGAACGCCGTCAAACGAAAGGCGCTTCTTCTACTTCGTCACCGCCTCAGAGGCAGAGGGCCTGGACGACGATCGCAGGAAGAAGGGTTGGCGGGTCCACAGGTGGATCGCGAAGGCGAATCCACACTATGACTACGATCGTGAGACAAGAGAGGCGTTGGCAGAGGATCCCACTCGAGAGCAGACGCCGACGTGGCGACAGATGTGGTGTGGCGAATGGACGTTCAACGAGGAGCTGCTCGTCTATGCAGGGATCGGATGGAAACACGTCGTCGACCGGCTTCCGGTGATAGATCCAAATGACCGGTGGCGGTACGTACTGGGAGCCGACACCGGCAGGCGGGATGCATCGGCGATCGTGACGTGCTGTTACTGCAGATCAAGGCCTGAGCTGTACGTTGTCGACGTGTGGAAGGCGGAAGAAAAGGACATCATCGAGTTTGCACAGGTCGCCGAACAGAAGCGTAACGCCTTCAAGCCACGCAGGATGATCATCGATCCGGCAAACGCTCAGATGGTCCTGACGCTTCAACAACGATTCAACCAACCTTGGGAATCCGCCGACAAGCGTGACAAGTCGAAGTTCATGCAGCTGCTTCATGCAGACGTCTCGAGGCGGCACGTGCTCTTCGTTCGAGGATCGCCGGAGATCCTACTCAACGAGATGATGGAGCTCTCGTGGGATCGTCGAGAGAAGGAAAAGGATGGCACGCTCCGGCCTTGTGAGGGACAAGAGGACCACGCCACTGACGCGTTTCTCTACGCCTGGCGGGATTGTTATCACTTTCGTGCCAAACCCGAGGAGTTCGAGAAGAAGCCACCGCCGAAGCCCGACGACGTCATGTTCGAACGTGCGAAGGCAGCGGCCGTCGCTCGTTATCGTAGGCAGGCAGGCAATCAGTTCAGGCAGGCCATCGATCGATCAAAGTGGGTGCGTTGATCGATCATTCTGCTAGTTAATGACTAGAACAACGCTGTACGCTCAGCGAAAGGATCAAAGAACATGACCGTAGCATCGACGCTAGCTAACACATACCTCAAACAGAACTACAAGGTGGCTCCCGCTCTGTCGTTCAACCTCCTTGAGGACTTTCCCGCCATCAAGATGCTCGTTCGAACGAAGAATGCGTATGCTGAGATGGGTGGTTCTTACCAGGCATATGCTGCCTCTGACGGTCCTGCCAACGGAGGCTCCCCTGACTTCTCCACGGCTCAGGGACAGGCCAAGCTCAACATGTACGGATCCGGCGGACAGTTCCTCATTCCTCCGGTCAGCTACAACATCGTCACTCGTTTTCCTGGCATCTTCGCCGCTCAGGCCGCCACGAACGAGACTCGCTTCATCAGCGTCCTTGACAAGTCGATGAAGGATGCGTACTACAAGCTTCTTCAGGACATGTCCTCTCAACTCTGGGGCAACGGTTACCAGGTCATCGGACAGGTCTCGGCGATCACGACAACGAACGTTGCGAACGACACGATCGTCCTTGTCGATGCAAACACACTTCAGAACTTCTATCCACTCTCATCGTTCATCGATGTGGCGGCCTCTTCGAACAGCGGAAACCTTCGAGCCCGCGGCACCGGCATCACGACTATCGGCATGCAGGTCTACAAGGTGGACCCCAACATTCCGGGCCTCGTCTTCGCTCAGTCGGTCACCGACGCAACGAACGGCATTCCTACCCTCGCGGTAGGCGACTACATCTTCATCGCTCAGGCGAACGCATCGACGACCGCGGTCTCTCAGCAAGGCTTCATCGGTCTGGCACAGCTCTGCCCCACCGGCGGCGTTGCTCAGACGGAGACGAGCTTCTTCAACGTCGATCGTCGAAATAGCCGTGGCTACGTCGGTACCAGCTTCAACGCTAGCGGTTATTCTAGCCTCACCGATGCGATAACGACCGCCCATGCCGTTCACCAAGGCCAACGTCACCAGAGCGTGAATCGATTCGTCTGCAACGCACTGACCTTCAATGCCGTTCAGAAAGAACTTCGCGATCGAGATCGAACGAACCCGGTCGTGACTCAGCAACGGGTCGTTGCGGCACTGGACCTGATTCAGGACGGTCTTCTGGAAAAGGATTCTGAGGACGGCTTCATTCGTGGCATCGACATCGGTGGCGCCCTGCTCGTCAAGGACCCCTCGGTCCCGTCGAACGTGATCTGGGGCTTCAAAGAGGGCGAGCTCGAGTACCTTCCCCTTGCGGACGGCTTAGTTCCCTGGGACCAGGACGGCCTAGGCCCGATGGTCAGAGCATCCGATGCTGATCAACTTGAGATCAGACACATCGCCTACCACAACGTGTTCAGTTCCAAGCTGAACAACATCATCAACATTCAGATCAATCCGGTCACTGCTTGATCCTTGTCAAGGATCTGAAGGAAACAAGGAAATAGAACATGTACACACTCTACAGAACGCCATTTGGACAGACGAAAGAAGTCCGCGGCAAGATCGTGCTGCTCAACTCGAGCAGCGTCATGCCACCGATAACGTTCGCTAACGGAACAATTCAGTCCGGCAGCCACGTCATCTCATCGACGGTTCAGATGGGTGCAGGCTCCGCTGTCGGCACTCAGGAGATCGGGGATGGCGTCTACAAGACGTGGTTGGGCGGCACGCTTCCACCCAATGCAATCCTGTCTCCAGGAATCGATTCGATGCCGGTCACCGGAACAAACGCTCAGGCCGTCACGGCAGGAACGTACACTCAGGAATTCGTCCTGCTCGGGTCCGGTCCCAATCCGTTCTCGCCAAATAGCGTCAGCGGAAGCTACATCCAGTGGATCAACAGCAACGGGACCGTCCCGATCACGCCGTCCCTTCCTCTGGTCGTCTTCTTCGGCGCCGCTATCACCGAAAACAAGAATGCAGGAAACTGATGAAGCCTCGATCTCCCAAGCTCGTCCACATAATCTCCTTCATGAAAGGCAGGCCGCCTGGCGGCATCGATCATGCCGCTGAAGGCGACGAAGGCGATTCCTACGTTGCGACCGACGAAGAGAAGGAACACATGTCAGGATTGATCGATGCCATCAAGGCAGACGACGTTGAATCTGCATGTGAGTGGATGCACAGGTACCTAACGATCAAAGACGAGGGCGGCGGAGAGGCACCACCCACGGAAGAATAACAACGACTGCGCAAATTGTAACCTTTCTTGGGTGGTGCCTTCCATTCGGTGCCACCCAAGTTCGTTCGCCGTGGCGCCTTCGCCTGGCACCTGGTACCTAGTTAATTCATGACACTATTCAGCGACGTTGCGAACGACGTTCTCAATCGCCTTAACCTTCAGAACAGCGAGGAACCAAACAGCGCTGAGCTTCTTGTCTACCTCGGTCAATCTCAACTGGCTCTGTACGATCTTGTCATCGACCACGACATGTACAAAGTCAAGTACTTTCAGACGGTGGCAACGCCGAACGTCAACGGCATCGGACAGATTGGGTTTGCGCTTCCTTCCGACTTCTACCGTGAACGAGCTCTGGAGAAGTCGATGAGCGTTGCGGGCCAGTGGATCAACTGCAGCAAGGCTCCGTATTCGCAGAGAAACAACTCCGTCTTTCAAACGTCGATGATCGGCACGTACAACCTACGCTACTATCCGACGATGCCGATGCCGGCCTCAAGCCAGGTGGCGATAGATCCCATGTTCGATTCGACGGGTTGGTGGGAATGGATGTCGCTTGACACCTGCATCAAGGTTCGCATCAAGCTCGAGCTCGATCCTTCAGCATATGCAACTCAGATCCAGGCCGTGAGGAACAGGATCGTCCAAGCGTCAAATCGCCGCGATCAGGACCAAGGAAAGCGGCTCGATCCATTCCGCGGTCGCCAACGATCGGGCTGGTACGGACCATCAGGCTGCGGCATGCCCACCGCGGCAGGCCCCGCACCGTTCGTCGGACCATTCGTTTCGTACATCATCGAAGGAACGACGGTGTTGCTCGTTCCGGGTGGAGACATCTAACGTGACATCGACCCTGGCATCCAGCTCATTCACGTTCAACGTCGTGCCGTTTTCGCAGCTTCGAGATGAGGATCCAAACAACACGCAGCTGAGGATCGGATCGTCGATCGGCAGCATCAAGTCGTCGTTCGCAACCCTTCAAACGATCGTCAATCAGATCGGTTCAACGACCATTCCTGATCCAATAACGATCACGGGTGCAGGCGGAACGACGGTCACTCAATCCGGCAACGACTTCACCATCAGCTCGTCAACAACGTCCAGCTTTGCTGATCCAAACGCAGCGTACGTCCTCGGCGAGGCAAATCCCGCCCTCCCACGTTCGATCGTGGCGGTCGGCGAGGGCAGCGTTGTTGTATCTATGGCCAGTGGGTCGTTGGTGATCTCAGGGTCGGTCGTCGCCATCAGTGCGGTCGGCGGTACCAGCGTCATGGAGAACAGCGGTTCGACCAGCTTCGTGTTGTCGTCGTCCATCGTCCAGCTGGATTCAACAAATTCATTCATCAACGTCGTTGAGGACAGCGGATCGAGGTTCACGTTGTCGGGAAACGTCGTGCAGGTCGCGGGCGTGGGCGGCACGTCTGTCTCAGTCGATCAAACGGGCAGCTACTTCACGGTGTCGTCGTCCGTGGGCGTGCATAACATATCGGGTCTGGGTCTCGCGCAGGTCTCCAGCTCTGGATCCAACTACACCATCAACGTACCCCTTCAGAACGCTGCGGATGCGAATGCATCGTACGTTCTGGAATCGTCTGACGCCGGGCTTCCCAACTCGTGGGTCCTCGCTGCCACGGGTTCGGTGTACCTCTTGACGGGAACGAATTCGTATGGCAACAGGTCGCTGATATTATCAGCATCAAACACGTGGTTGACAGGATCGGGTGGCACGTCGGTGCGGCTGTTGTTCTCAGGGTCGACCACCGTCGTTTCATCGTCGGTGTTTCAAGTCGTGTCAGCAAACACGGCGTCGATCGGTGTCGTTGCTGATTCTGGATCGAGGTTCACGCTGTCGGGAAACGTGCCGCAGATCACGAGCAACACGCAGATGGTCACCGTCGATAATACACACAGCTACTTCACTCTGAGTGGATCGCTCTACAATTTCTTTGGCGTCGGCGGCGTCAGCGTCACGACCGGGAGCGGCGGATCGACGGTCTACGTCTCAGGATCCGCTCAAACGGTGACCAACATCTCGGGTTCGGGTGGCACGTCGGTGTTGCTGTTGTTCTCAGGGTCGACCACCGTCGTTTCATCGTCGGTGTTTCAAGTCGTGTCAGCAAACACGGCGTCGATCGGTGTCGTTGCTGATTCTGGATCGAGGTTCACGCTGTCAGGAAACGTGCCGCAGATCACGAGCAACACGCAGACGGTCACCGTCGATAATACACACAGCTACTTCACTCTGAGCGGATCGCTCTACAATTTCTTTGGCGTCGGCGGCGTCAGCGTCACGACTGGGAGCGGCGGATCGACGGTCTACGTCTCAGGATCCGCTCAAACGGTGACCAACATCTCGGGTTCGGGTGGAATTCGGGTCACGAACGCCGGGTCGGACTACGTCATCTCAGGAACGCTTCCCACCGTCCAGAATATCATCGGATCAAACGGCACCATGGCGACAACGACCGGAACGACGGTCGTTATCAGCTCTGCCAAGCCGGAGACCGGTGCAGAGTTCATCCTGTTGGCCGCAACGGGATCGCTGCCAAACGCTCGAACGATCACGGCAGGAACCGGAATAACGCTCACTGATTCAGGAGCCGGTTCAGCCTTGACGGTGTCAGCAACGGGTGGTGGATCCATAACTCTGTCAGGCGACGTCGACGGCCTGAGCAACGCAAACTACGTCAATGGAATCGCCGGTGCCAACGCAGCGTTCGTCTGGACAAAGACGACATCGTCTCCAGAGTTGATTCAACAGGGCCAGACGACGGACGTCGTCACGAACGCGATGACCATCCAGGCCCAGAACGCGTACACGTCGGCTGCGACCAACACGACTGGCGGCACTCTGGTCCTTCGAGGTGGCTATGGAAAGTCGAACAACCAGAGTGCAATGTTCAACCTCGGTGGTGGCACGTCGATAGCGAACGGGACGACGTCGCAGATGTATGTCGATACGATCTACTTCTACAACACGTCATCCGCTGCAAGGTTCAGCATCAACACGAACAACAACACTGTCACGATCGCTCCAATCACGACCGACACCGGCGGATTGGGATCGGCTGCAGCCGTTTGGTACCAGGCATTCATACAATACCTGACGCTGACCGGCGTCTCTCAGTATGCAGTCCTCTACGGCGGTGGCACCGGCTCTGCGGTTTCAGGCGTCTTGATGGGAAACAACACGTTCCTCTGCGGCAGCGCCACGGCACCGTTTGCGTCTACGAAGGTCCTGTACAACGACACCACGCCGTCGTTCTATCCCGTGACGAACAACAACGGAAACATCGGCCTGTCATCAAATTATTGGACAAACGCATACGTAACGTACTACTATGCTAGCGGCTTCGTCGACACACCGACGCTCTACATCACCGGCATCGCAGCGAACGACATCATCATCGGCGGAGGAGCCGGCGTATGCACCGGTCTGGCCGTCACGAACAACGCGTTCGTCATCGGTAGCGCAGGCGCGCCGACGGCGTCGACGAGGTGGTTCTGGTACGATTCGACCTCAACGTTGCTGTGGGAACCCGCTGCATCGGCACCCACTCTGACGAGCTACGGCGGCGCCTGCAACGTCTACAACAACGCTCAGACCGGTCAACTCTACCACTACAACCCGTACGGACCCATCACGACGGCGCTGGGCAGCGTCCCGTCGGCCCAGAGCACTTTCGCCACGCCGATCCAACAACAACAATGGCTGAACAGGCAATGGACGGGAAGCAACACGGTCTCAAGCAACTCGCCAATATTAACCGTCACTGCACCGACGTCTAACACGGTCATTGCATTTGAAATACACTACTTGGGTAGACCTACGGCCGGTGCTAGCGCTCCAATAAGCGGCGTTTCATACATCAATACATGGTATTATTCAAGCGGTTGGACGAGCAACGTCGTCGTCAATGGCCCATGCGTCGGCGTGGGCGGTTACAGTCCTCCGGTGTTTTCGTTGGTACCAAGCGGCAACACGATAACGTTGTACATGTCAGGTGCCAATTCTGGCAGTGGCGTGTTCACGGCAGACTGGCAAATCATGATCAATCATTCGATCATGTGATCGAACGTTCGATCCTAGAATCGAAAGGTCGTCGCCGCATCGTCAAACCTCCCCGGTCCGTCAGATAGACACACAAACTCAGCGCCACCGTCAGCGGCCAGGCTTGGTACGAACGGAGTGCACTGACCCCTAGGGGGTGTGACATCACAATCACCCACGCCGGCAAACGATAACAATCCAGAACTGGAATAAGTGGCATCGTACACGTACGAGCATCGGTGTACGTGATTCGCATCCTGCGAATCAGCTGCGTCCCTATCGTCCTCAACACCTCGTTGGGCATCGGTGGCATTCTCCACGGCGCCACCACAATGAGTGCTTGCCATTGCCAGCGCCACGATGACGCCGGTGAACCACGAGACCTTATCGATTGTTGTCATTTCTCTTCTCCGTCATTCGCCTTGCATCGGATATTCGTCTTGCATCGGACAGTATCGACCGCGGTTCCTCAACGACGCTCGTCACGTATTCCATGATGATGTCGTTCTTTTGTCCCTTGACCGTGATCCAGAAGGCCCGATTGTCCTTCGTCCTCTCGATCACCAACGTCAGCTTTTTCTTATTCACTTCGTCTCCTCCGTTCATTGACCATAAGTAGATGGTACAACATAGTAGTTGCCATGTACACTGCAACGAATGGCCGTTGCAACGAGCTTGGCATCTCGCCCCTTGACATACTTAAGAGCATGTCAGATCCTCAATCTCCAAACATGGGCCTGTGGCTTCCCGTGTACGGTACGTCCACGTGGCAGGGCCAGTTCAATGAGATCGTTTCAAACTTCTCGACGGTCGATGCTCACACTCATGTCAGCGGATCAGGCGTTCCCATAACGACTGCAGCGATGTCGATCAACAGTGACCTCACGTTCAACGCCTACAACGTTTCGGATGCTCGATCGGTTAGGTTCTTCAACAACCCGTCGACGCTGTCTGGGGGCGGCGACGTGGCATCTGCCTACGTGTTCAACGGAAACCTGTGGTTCAACACGTCGACGGGTCAGCAGGTTCAGCTGACAAATAACGGTGGTCTAGCGACGAACGGATCGGTCGCCATCTACGTGCCGACGACGGTCGCAAGCAACATGACGATTCCATCGAACCCCGCGTACAACACGCTTCTCGTCGACACCTCATCATCAAGGACGATCACCCTTCCAGTCGCCAGCACTCAGTCAGCCGGCAAGTCGTTCTACATCAAGGACATCGGTCAAACCGGCGTCAACACGATAACGTTGGCAGTGCAATCGACGAATACGTTGGAGAAGACAACGTCCCCGATCGTTCTCAGTCAGCCTGGAATGGCCGTGATGGTGATGTCCGATGGTTCAAACGGTTGGTGGCTATTCTACGAGTGTCAAGAGGACCGAGTTCGTGGCAGCGTCGAGTTCCTCAAGAACGTCACCGTCGATGGAACGATCAACCTCTTGGGAATCACAACGTTGGCAAACCAACTATTGAATGAATCGTCGATGATCGGCGTCGGATCGAGCATCGGAGCAGCGGCGACGTCGCTTCCAAGCATTCAGATCGATGCGGGTGGAAACCTCGTCCTCGTCAGGGGTGGGACGGAGACCGTGGAAACCGGCTGTTCGCTAAACTGCGCTGACGGATCGACGGTCAACCTCGTCGGCACCAACACGATCAGCGGTCACACGACAATCGACCTCAATCCCGGCGACACATTCAACGTTGGCTCGGGCGTCAACTCAACGTTCAACAGCCCGATCGTGGCAAACGACGGCATCCTATCGTCAAACGACATCACCGTGCAGTCGTCTGGATCGATCAACCTCATGGCTACCGCAGGCATCGTCACCGTCGATGGTGAAACGGTGCTCGTCGGTCGCACTGCCACATTGGGTGTCACGATCGACGCTGCCTATGTTGGAAAAACGGGAACGATCACGGTTGGAACAAACAACACCGGCGTCGTGACCCTCCAACCATACACGGCGATCAACCTACAGAGCCAAAACATCTCCATCGGTGAGAACAACTCCGCGATCAACATCGGAAACAACTCAAACGCCACCATCACGATAGGTGGAGACACGACGAACACGACGACGATCAACGGACACGTCGTCCTTGGAACGAACACGACGGTGACACCCATTGGCCTGCTGACCACTCCCGACCTCGTCGTTGGAAACGGCACCAACGGTGCCAGCATGACGCAGTACATCGCGACGATCAATCCATCGAGTTCAGCGTATGTTTCTGCTCCATCCGTGGAGCTTCAGGCGACCGGCGGCACGCCGGCAAACATCACTCTGACACCTGGAAACGTCTTGATCAACGGCACCGTCGCAATCAATTCAGGAATCTCCATGAACAACGGCAGTTCGATCTCCTGCGGCGGAGCGAACGGTTCGACAGGAACCGTTCAGAACGGTTGCAAGATACTGAGCCTCAGCGACTTTTCCAGTGGCACGTATTCGAACCCTTCAAACGCAATGAACTTCGTCATGACGCAGAACCCGCTGTCTGACCTGACGATCATCGTTCCGAACATCGCCGGCGGCCCATTCACGTTGGCGATCACCTTCAGCTACACCTCTTCGTTCGCGATCTACTTCAAGACAGCATCAGGTGTGCCAAAGACGGCGATACACGCAGGTGAGACCTCAACGAATGGCTACATCTGTGACGGCGCAAACAACCTGTACATAATCTACGGTCCAGGATGATCGCAGTGACGTCGCCATTCGAGGGAACAACATGACAGCTATGATACCTGAATCCGTCGTTGCAATACCGCTGAGCAACGGTCTTGATCTCAAGGTCGACAAGAAGACCGCAGCGATCGGAACGATGCTTCGTTGCGAGAACGTTACGTTCGAACGAATCGGTCAGATAGCAAAGCGTCCGGGTTGGCAGAGGCTACCAAACAACGTCATCGGCACCGGCGATCACCTCACGACGGGAAAGAGCCTGTGTCAGTTCCGCGACGAGTTGCTGGCGTTCGATGGAAACGATGCATACGTCAACGTCACCGGCAACGGTTGGATGGATCGCGGTCAATTGACGACCACGTCGCAAGAAAACACCGAGTTGATTCGCAACGACTTTGAACAGCTGGCACCGGTGTCGTGTTCGTTGGGAAACCTGACCGTCACCGTGTGGAGCGACTCCCGTGGCACGCTTCGTGTCTCTACGTGCACCAACGATACGTCAACGATAACGATCGACGATCAACAGATAGATTCACAGTCGATCTGGGTTCGAACGTTCGCATTCAAGGGATCGATCGTCGTCCTGTTTTCCTCAGGTGCAGACATCCAGTACTTCACCGTCGATCCAAACGTTCCAACGGTGTTAGGCAACGTCGCCGTGCTGTTACCCAGAGTGATGATAGGATCAGAAAACGGCTTCATCGATGCATGCGTTTCCACGGATGCGAGCCGGTTCTCCGTCCTGTGGTCAGCCGGTGGAACGACGCAGGTCGCAACGTTCACTTCGCTGTCGTCATACGTTCAGACCGGCCTCGGATCATATGTCCAGCCGCGATCGATCTGTGCAGATTCTTCTGGATACAACTGGATCTTCATCAACGATTGTCCGACGCAGCTATTGAGGCTCAACGCTTCCAACGCGACCGTGTCAACCGTTCAGTTTTCAAACAACGTCACGTTCGATCAGATGACGATGTGTGAGGTCAATCAACAGACGAACGAAATTTCGTTGTTTGGTTACGTGGGTGCCACGCAACAAACGTACAGGGACAACGTACTGCCATTTCAATCAGTTGCGGTCTCGTTCACGCCTTGGAAGCTTGGAATCCAGCCGTTGAGCAAGCCATTCACCGTCAACGGCAACCCGTTCGTGTTCGTTCAATACCAACTTGGATTGCAACCGACGGCGTTCCTCATCACGTTTGATCAGCCCGCTCACGTCGTCCTCGTCAACAGGCCAAGTGCCCTCGGACCATCGTCTCCGCCCCTGCAGTCGCCCACGTCGCTGTTCGATAACGTTCTAAGGTTTGCCGTTGCTTCAGGAACTGCACCCTCAGGTGTCGGCCTCGTCGACGTTACGTTCGTTGAAGCACCGTCGGTCGGCAACCAGAACTTCGTCCAGACGCCTCCCGTCTCGACGACGCAGATCGACAACACGTGTCTGGTCTGCACCGCATCGGGTCTCAAGTCGTACGACGGTCACGGCTTCGTTGAACAAAACTTCTACCTCTTTCCATCGTCGATAGAGGCGTTCGACAACTACGGTGGCGGTCTCATGTCGACGGGATCGTACGTCTACGCTTGTTGTTACAAATATCAGGACTCTCAAGGTCAGGTGACGAGGTCAACGACGACAACGTCGGCGCCGATATCGATCAACATCAACGGCGATTCAACGACCATCATGGTCAGCACCCTTCCATTGACGAACAGGTCAACGTACGTCGTCGAGGTCTACAGGTCACAGGCAAACCAATCAGGTGGCGCGATGTACCTCGTCGGCTCCATGATCGTCGACCCATTCCAACAGGGACTCTACGTAACGTTGACTGATTCCCTTCCGGATACATCGATCATCTCAAACCAGGAACTGTACACGGCGAGCAACGCCATCGTTGATTATTCGCCGTTTCCACCCGCAACGATGTGCTGCACGTGGCAGTCTCGAGTGTGGATTGCAGGCGATCCAGCGGCGCCGAACTCCCTCTACTTCAGCAACGTCTCCGTTCCAGGCCAGGCGCTTGAGACGAACAACACAAACGTCATCTACGTCGATAGCTTCGGTGGAGATCGAATAACTGCCCTTGCATCGATGTCGAACGTGCTCCTCATCTTCAAGGAACGGGCGATCTACTACATCAATGGATCCAACGGACCCGGCCCCGGCGGTCTGCAGACGAATCCATGGCCATCGCCTGTCCTCATTCCAGGAGACGTTGGTTGCATAGACGAGGCCTCGGTCGTCCTCGCAGGCAACTTCGGCGTGTTCTTCAAGTCACACAAGGGAATCTACTGCATCGGAAGCGGTCTATCGATCCAATACGTCGGAGCTGCGATCGAACCATGGAATGGCAACAGCGTCACCTCAGGTGTCCTCCATCAGGACAAGGGTCAGGTCCGCTTCACGTTGGCCGATGGAGCGGCTCCGTCACATCCCTATTCGGGAAGGCCCTATTGTCCCGGCGACGGCGATAGCACGATGCTCGTCTACAACTACTTTCCTGATCCCACAGGAAACCTGATCACTCAGTGGTGTGAGTACACTGGATTGGGTGCGGCCGGATCGATCATCTACAACGGCGTTCACACCCTCATAACGACCCTAGGAGAGGTATGGCAGGAGACCGACCCATCGTTGAACGTGTTCGATGACCCGTACGGCTTCTATCCGATGCTCATAGAGACGAACGAGATCAGGCCGTTCGGATCGATGCAGATGTTCCATCCGTGGCACTGCTACGTCGAAGGAACGTACGTTGGATCCAACACGATCGCCTGCAGCTTTGCATACGATGGAGCCCCGTTCAACGGCGACGTTGCACGCGTCAATTCAACCAACACGTTTTTCAATCAGGTCAGTTCGGATCCATCGATCCAGCTCTATCGACCATTCATCGTGGACTTCAGACCAAACAAGAAGGTATCGTCGATCAGGATCAGGTTGGAGGACATTCAGCCGACGCAGCCAGAATCAGGATCATCCGGCGGGTTCAAGCTCAGCGACGTTGTCCTCCGCGTCGGTCAACTCAATCGTGGACCGTTCACGAGCAACCCTCAGAAGGCCTGAGACGGCGTCGATCGCGGTCAAAGGATTGAAACAAGCCCCGTGCCTTGCTCGTCACCCGTGAACCCACAGTGGGCCCGCATGAACCTTGCCAATCGCCGGTCGCCGACCAACGTTGTCACGTAATCGTAACCGAGACGTCGTGCTTCGTTCTTCGTGTGGTTGACGATTCGCTTCATGATCGATATTCGTTCGAACGGATCAGTCCCGTTGAGGTCGCATAGGCCTTCGTCGATGATCGCTCGCTTGCTATTCGTCAGCCACAGGAAGAGGCACGCAACGGGAATGCCACCGAGCGTTGCCACGTAGCCGGTCTTGAGAGGAAGGTAACCGGGGACCAACGTTCGACCGCCGGTCCAGGTCTGGATCAACTCGGCGTGAACGACGTGATCGAACGCGACGATGTCGATTTGCTTCTCCACACGAATACGTATTGCCATGGCCAGCACTCCCTCAGCTATTCAATCAGGTCCCGGCGGTTACGATGCCGGCACATGGAACGCAGCATACAACAACAACTCCGACCTCACTGGAGTCGGTCAGAACGCCACAAACCTAGCGAGCCAAGTGCAGAACGAACAAGCGCCTCAGGCAACGGCGGCAACGCTCGGGCCAGCGCCGACGGTTCAGGCAGCGAACGCAGGATACGCAACGCTGGCACCGACCGCCGTTGCGAATGCGCCAGGCGTGTCTCAGACCGGCGCTCAGCAACAGCAAAACCTGATGGGAACGCTTGCATCAGAGGCCGCCGGAAACGGTCCATCGTTGGCTGACCAACAGCTTCGGACGGGTCTAGCACAGAACAACGCACAGAACCTCGGCATGGCCGAAACATTGGGTGGCAGGAACAATGCAGGCGCAATGCGACAGGCGATCCAACAGAACAACCAAGCAGGCCAGAACGTTGCTGCACAGGCGGCCACACAGAAGGTCAACGAACAGATCAATGCTCAGAACCAGCTTGCCAGCGTTGCTGGGACGGTTCAAGGACAGAACCTCGGCGAGGCCCAATACGGCCTAGGCGCAAACGAATTCAATGCGGGTCAGGCAAACAACATGGCGGTGACGCAGGCCGGTTACCAGCAACAGGCCGGCCTTCAAACGTCGGCTCAGCAACAGGCCGCAAACCTTGCCAACCAACAGGCGGCCATCACGTACGGCACCACCGGTGCAGGGTACCAGCAGGCCGTCAACCTTGCAAACCAACAGGCCAAGGCGAACCAACAGCAACTCGCAGCACAGACGGGCCTGTCAGCCGAGCAGATCGCATACAACGCCGCGCAAGCAGGTCATCAAAACATGATCGCGGGTCAGGCCCAAAGCGCAACCGACAACGCAACGATGTTCAACGAACAGAACATGAGCACGCAGAACACCAACCAGATGATCGGTTCCGGTCTCAGCGCAGGCGCACAGGGATTGGGAATGGCAACGATGTTATCAGATCGACGGGCAAAGAACATCAAAGGCGATGCGCCTGATCAGGTGACCGAGTTTCTGGAGAGCCTCGGTCATCCACACGAGTACACATACAAGGATCCAAACGTGGGAGGATCGGGCAAGTTCGTCGGTCCGACCGCACAGGAGGTCGCGTCGACAAAGGTCGGCAAGAACCTGGTAGAGGACACGCCCGAAGGAAAGGCGATCGCGGTGCCTCACACGCTTGGAACGGCGTTGGCAGCGATGGGTCAGCTTCACAAGCGACTCAAGGAACTTGAAAACAAAAAAGAACGCGGAGCCTAATCGATGAACGTAGATCCAGAGACGAGTTCGAGAGCTGCTGATCCCAGTGCAGACCTGCAGGCTGCCCCTGCTGCTGCCCCCGCTGCGGCCACACAACCCTTCGATGTCGCCGCTGATGCAGCCCCACAAGTGCCGTTCGATGCCACGAAGGTTGATGGCCCCACCGTCCCGGCAACTGAACCTGTTCAAGTCGATCAAGCGGATGCAAACATGGCACAGAGAGTGCAGGGGTCGGTGGCGATGCCGCCTGCAGGTCAAGTGCCACAACCAACGGTGGCAGGGTCCCATCAATCTGCTGAACAACAACAGCTTGCGTTGGCCGGTGCCGAGGACAAGTCGAATGCAGCGCTCGGTGCCTCCTTAATGGATACGACCAGTGCCATTGCACAGGCACAGAAAGATGCCAACGAAAAATCTCAGCTTGCGAAGCAACAAGCACTTGAAGACGATCGCGTCCAACAACTCATCAATCAAAAGAGGTACGACGACAACCGCGCTGAGGAGACGAATCGACAACGCGACGTTGATGCAGACACGAAGGACATGCTCAACATGAAGGTCGATCCGTCCAGGCTCTTTCACGGAAACACCGGGGCAGGCGCAACGATCTTTGCAGTGTTGGCTGGGCTGCTTGGGACCGCAGGAAGCTACTTTTCAAAGGATCCCGTCAATCACGGGATCGAAGCTGTCAACCGCGTCATCGACAAGGATATCGAAGCACAAAAGGCAAACATATCGAACAAGCAACGTGCGTTGCAACAGAAGCAAGAATCGCTCAAAGACTTCCATTCTAACATCGTGGACGACGCCATTCACGAAAACCAAATGCGAGCCGATGGGTACACGAAGGCGATGGCCATGGTCGACGTCATTGCACATGGATCAGACAACGATATCGTTCAACAGAACGCAAACAAGGCCCGTGCCGAGATCCAAAAAAAGATTGATGAAACGACCCACGCGACGGCGACGTTGCGTGCCGATCAACAGGCAAAACGAGAACAGCAAGCCGCCATGGTTGCCGCTCAAGCGTCGAACAGAGCATATGCAGAGCAGGTGAAGGATGCAGATTCTCTACGTAAGGTCCAAGAAGGAACTGCCCTTGCTGAGGCGAAGGAAAATGCAAAGAACGGTGGCAATGGGAATGGGAACCCGAACCAGCTTCAGACCATAGTCAAGAATTACACAGCATCGATTCCGCATGATGCCAATGGAAATCCCACCGGTGACATGCCCGGATCGTCTTCGAACGCAGCGTTGGGAGCGGCGACCAACATGGTGTCTCGAACCTATCAAACGGATCACGCACAACTTGTGGAGATGGCAAAAGGTGCATTGTTACAACAAGGCAGCCGTGTTTTGGATCCCGCACAGGCCATGATTCAATTCTTTGGTAGTGAACATCCTAGCAACGATCAGATCAAAGATGGCATCTACCGCGCAAAAAAGATTGCCATGGCTCCGAAGGCCGGAGGATCAAGGGGTGCTGGATCACAATCCGACGACGAAACCGGTGACAAGTGAACACTCAAGCAGACATCGATGTTGCCATCGAGAACGGCAAGAGGCTCGCTGAGCAGTATGCACCCAAGCGGCCGCCGGCTGACAAACAAGAAGAAGAAGAAAAAGAAGAACCGCGGGTCCTTGCCCACGGTGGATTGTTGGGAACAGGACTCGGCGGCAGCGATCATATGGTCCCTGCGTCCGCATACGACAAGAACACGATGGGAACGCCTGGTGATCAGATGCTCTCCTACGCGAATGCTGTCGGACACGGCATCATGGAGTTTCCTGGAACGCATGCCATCGTCAACGCGACGCGCGAGGCGGGAAACTACATCAATCCAGACCAAGCTGAAGCAACGAACAAACGCTTTGAACAGGCTGAAAACGATCGCGACAAGGCAGCACGGGAACACTCAATCTTGAACTTCGTTGGCGAACAACTTCCGTATCTCGCGTTGTCCGGACCGGCCGGTGAGATAGGTGAATTGGCACGCGGTGCAGTCCTTGGCGAACGAGGCCTTGTCGGCGCCACAGAAGCGGCGAACGTTGCTACAACGGAAGTGCTTCCAAAGCTCAGCGTCGAAGCCGCAATGCGTGGCATCACCAAGGGCGTCGCTGAACCGTTGGTTGAACAGGCAATCGCACCCGGCATTGGAAAGGCGGCGACGGCGGACTTTCTTCGATCGATGTCCGGCGATGCGGGCTATGCAGAGATCAAGAACGCATCTTCGGCCATCAAGGATGCAGTCGCCGCCGTCCTTGAGGACGTTGGCAACGGTGGCATACGTGATGCAGAGACCATCGGTCGGGTCACTCAGATCGCAAAGGATGCAGGTGAAGCAGCGGCTCCATCGCTTTCAAGGCGCGTTCTAGCATCGGTGGTCGATAACGCAGTCCAAGGCGCGGTCTATTCGTCACCAGACGTTGCAAAGGACCTGTTCGAAGGAAACCCGTCGTTGGCTGCAGAGAGGCTATCCTGGAGCATGGGATTGAACGCCGCCATCGGTGGTGGATCAGAACTCATCGAAAGGTCGTTGAAGGGCGCGCAGGGATCTCTTGCTCGGGCCGTCGATCGAGCAGAGGTCGCTCGAAAGACCGTTCCCGCGGAGGCATATGACGAGTCGAGGTTTGCCGCCAGGTCGGCACTCAATGACGTCGACGAACACATCAAGAACGATGCCGGTGCGGGTCCATTCGCGACCATCAACGGCGATGCGAGCGATCCCGGCCTGAGAAACACGATCGAATCATCGCTTCTCAAGAACGAGGACAAGAATCCCGTCAACGGCGATCTAGCCGGCGTGTTCGGGAACAAACCAAAGATCGTCGAGGAAAGGCAAGCGACCGACGAGTTGATCCAGAAACTCGTCAACGGAAAGAAGCAGGAACTCACCGCTGTCGACCTTCACGACCTCGAGGGAAAACTCCTCGCTCAGTCAAAGGAACGAAACATCAGCGACGACGTTCGAGACTTCAGGGAACAGCTTCACAACGACGTCAAGGACTACGTCAAGCAACGCGTCAATGACCGCGTGCTTCCACCGGAAATTCGAGCTCGGGTCGATCAGAACCTCGACATGCAGGACAAGTTCGAACACGCCTACGTCCAGGGAAAACCCGAGCTTGCCAACGAACGACCTCAGGAAGCAGTTCACCGTTGGCCCGACGCTGACCCACGTGTGCACGATCCTTCGACTGAGGGTGTTTCCCCACAAACGCCGCTCGGGTCACCCTCCGGTCTGCACAGCGCCTTCCAGGTGGCAAACGCCGCAAAGAATGCCGGGTCGAAGTTTGCCACACCGATCGTTGCATTTGCGACAGGACACGTGGGGATCGGTTCGTTGCTTGCACTGCCTGCCGCGATCAGTGCGCTCAAGGACATGGCGCTTTCAAGGGGAATCGCTTCGAGGACGTTGGGAAGGCTTGCAAACGCTGGATCCGAGGCGTTCGGCGCTCTTGCACATTCCAACGTCAAGGATGCCTGGCAGGCAAGGATGTTGCAGGCTGCGAAGGGATCCGGCATTGCCGTTGCTTCAAGGGACATCTCGAACAGGTTAACACAGGGTGACTACGAAGATCGAAGGCAATCTCTGCAGTTTGCCATGATGAATCCACGTGCCGCTGAACACGCAAAGGCGATGGCAAACGTGTTCGGTGCGACTCCAAACGTTGCAAAGGCATACGAAGCTCACACTGCCAATGTTGTCAGGTACCTCAACTCTCAGCTTCCGAAGCCTCCTTCACCGCCCAATCCGTTCAACGACAGGCAATCGCAGTGGAAGCCGACGCTTCAACAGCTCAATTCATATGCCGCGAAGGAAGAGATCGTCAAGGATCCGATGAAGGCACTCGATCACCTCAAGAACGGAACGTTGTCGATGGACCACGTCATGGCCCTTCGGGCGGTCTGGCCGCAGACATACCAGAGACAGTGCATGCAGATCCTTCAATCGGCACCGAAGAACCTGACGACGCAGCAGAAGTCTCAGCTGAGCGTGTTCCTCGGCGAACCCATCGAATCGTACCAGGCAAAGCTTCAAACGATGATGCCTGCGTCTCAGCAACAAGCGCCGTCGGGTGGAAGCACGCCGGCACCCAAGCAAGCAAAGAAGGCGTCAAAGCAGCTTTCAAAGAACGAGATGAACTCCAACCAACGAGCCCTCGCCGGCTCAACTAATTAACTCAAAGGAATAGCTACATGAACCTCAGAAACGTCGCACGCTGGAACGCAGCGGATCCTAAGATGCTCAACGGAGACGCTGGAACAAACAACGTTTCATCGTTGTCCTCGATATCGGGGTCAGTCATTAGCAAGGTGTTTGATTGGTCGCGAGCCGACATGTGGTCGGTTCAAGCAGTTCAGGCGGGTTCGCTCGTCGGAACGATTACCGTGCAGGTCACGAACGATCACGTTACGAATGACGTCTGCTTCGGATCGCAGGCTCAAGAACCATTCAACAAGATCAGTCCCTCGACAGGAACTCCTGGTGGCCTTGAGAACTGGTACACCATCTCGACGATCACGCTCCTCGGATCTGGATCGACGACCGCCGCATATGCTGACCTTCAGGCATTCAACTATGCCAGGTTCAACGTCAACGTATCAAGCGGAACTGGACCTCTTCTCGTCTCCTCGTGTGTGAAGGAAATCCATTGATGTCGTCCGGTAGCAGAAACGTCCTGTTCGCATCGTCTGCGTCGGTGTTTGGCATGATGGAAGGCTGTCACTGGGGCGACTTTGCAATGCAGTTTGGAAGCTTTGGAACGACGATGATCCACGGTTTTCTTGGATCGATCGTTGCATACACGGGTCTTCACGTTGCTCAGTGGATCCACAAAATGATCAGAGGGTTAACGCAGCGTTAACGACGACGGCAGAAAGACCATCTTTCTGCCGCCTCAACGATTCTTATTAGAAGAATAGATTTCAGAATCGAAGGTCCTTCAAACGCTGTATCGAATTCTTTAGATCATTGAACGATTCGCTGCACGTCGCTTCCACGCGATCTGGCATGTTTTTCTCAAGGTCGATGACGAGCCTCTCAGCTGCTTCATACACTGCACCAATCATTCGCAACCGATCCACCGTGATGAACTTCTTGTTTGCCAATCGCAGTGGAATGAGTCGCCTGTGTTCAATGAATTCATTCTTGATCCTTGTGAGGACATCGAGCTCATCATCGAAGCAATGCACTGCAACGTCGACGTGGCCGACCTTCTTTGCGTTTGCGATGTCATGGGGTTGACACTTGATTCCGACTCGATTGAGAAGCTCGGCGATGTACGTTGTCGTCCAACAACCCATCCATTGTTCTCGACGATTCACTTGTCACCGTCCAGTTCTAGTTCCTTGGACAATGCACCGACGAAGTCCTGGATGATCGTGTTGAGGCGTTCAACACGTTGATCGCGTTCGCTGACGACCTTTTTGTTGCTCCTGTGTGCAGCCCTTCGCTTGTACGTTTCGATCTCATTCTTCATTCGTTCCATGTCATTCGCCTCATCGACAACGACCGTGTTGAGAACGTTGGCATCCTCGGCATGTGCCACGTCATGGTAGCTGAATCCTAAGCTCTTGCAAACGTGCTTGCGAGCCCAGTGTTTCAATCCATCGTTCTTGTTTGTCGTGAACTGCTGTGCTAGCACAGCATCGCGCTGCACCTTTGCAGTGAGTCGTTCGATCAGGCTGTTGAGTTCTTTGTCGTTCATTTCTCTTCTCCGTTGCGAGTGGATGGTTATTCACCACTTGTTGATAACTATCTACCACAAACTGAAAAAGACATCAATCTCTTCAATGCGTTGAACGTCATCCTCTTCTTGATTGCTTTGCAACTTCAAGCCTCTTGATTGACATACCAGAGACGGTCGATCGTGCAACGACGATCGATCGAGATCGCTTTTCATGCCCTGAACTGATACTCTAACCACACGTTCGTTTGAGCGATTCCTGGGGCGGTCTGTGATTCTTGTGCATCGTAATTGATCGATGAATTGTTATGATCAACATCGATGATGCGGATTGCTTCGGTGTCCATCATACCGGATACTATCAGCAATTTCATCTCAGTGTACAGGACTCGACAGGACCTGGATGTTGCTAGCGTTGAACGTTTCGTTGCTCACTTCGCGGGCCCGCTAGATCGGAAACATTAAGAACTTTTCTTAAGCGGGTACACGGAGACGCCTGCACGATGTTAAGTTCTTTTGATCGTGCCTGCGCGAACCAGCCGATTACCACTGGGTCAGCTGCCAATACCACCGGATGAGGCAGTTAATTGATTGTCGTCGTTCCTCGTCGTCAATGATGAGTCGTTGCGACTGTCATTGAAAAACTTCCAATGCGTCGTCACGCGCTTAAGACCAGTTAACATCGGTCGTCGTTAATCGTCGTCGCTGTTAACTGGGAGATCTAGATCTTAAGAAAGAAGAAAGAGCGCGCGGACCCTCGCGAGATTTTCCATACGTTGTCTGGTCGACTCTACCACCAGAGCTGGATTAATTGTCGTCGTTCCTCGTCGTCAATGTTAACATTGTTAACGACCTTGATCTGGAATTAACTGTCAGCAATCAACGATCAGCGAATCGCATTTCTTCAATTGTCGACTCTGCCAGATGCAGGCCACCAGAGCCTGCATCCCGTCGTGGTTTCCCTGTGAAACCATAAAGCCTTTCTGAGCTGGACAACGACTCAGAAGTCGCGTTAACAGGAATCTCCTGTGTTACACAACACAGCCAAGTCCAGGAACACCATCGTCTCCGCCCATCAAATGATCCAGGACAACGTTCTGGAACGTCGATGAAGAATCTAACCTGAATCGACTGAAAA